TCTTCGGAACTGTACTGCGGATGCTTGTCCGATATCTTGTGGATAGCGATGTCCCGATCCATGCAATGTGCCGCGATTGATAAACCCGCCCTCCACAGCGGTTCCGGCGTTGTAGCTTGCTCTGTCGCAACCTTCTTGATCTGAGCGCACCCCTTACCCTGACCGCTTTTTATCAGGATGGTCTTAAACTTATGCTGATAGTTGCTTATTAAGTTTTGTGTAAGCGGGTCGTATTCCGCTTTGGCTTTGGCGTTACCTTCCGGCGTAGGTATAGCACCGATAATGTCCTTAAAGTCTTCAAACCGGATCGGGGCTGCGACTTCCCCAACTACCGTAACAACTCTAGGTGTGCCATTTTTGTAGTTATGCGTACCCGGAGTGCGTAAAATCCGGGCCGAATCCGATGTAGAAGTTTGGTCGCATTTCATCCCCTGCTTGTTAACTACCTGCTTGAACCGCTTCGCGGCGGCAAGCCATTCGTCAGCCGGGACTTGTTCGGTCAGTATCCAGTAAATATGTAAGCCATAACCAGAATTGACGATGGTTGGCTTAGGTAATGCAATTGCCTTACAGAAGGACTTGAGGGCAACTAACGCATCGGCCTGTGTAGGGAAATCCTTCTTCGGTCCATCACCACAATCGATATCTAGGTAAAACGATTTTAAATATTTTGCATTTTCTTGCTTCCGGTTCTTGTCAGTCTCAAACGTAGCTTGCGCGTGGTAGGCGTTGAAGCCCTGCGCGTCCAGTCTGAATACTTCATCAACAGCATCATCAAGATTGTCAAACAGCCGCTGGACTCGGGTTACGTTATCCTTCGGACCCTTCAACCCCACTGTGCAATAGAACCCGTCTGATCCTAAGACGGACTCTAGGAATTCCTTCGCTTGCATCTTCGCCCCATACGAAGAAAAAAATAGCGGCTAGGGTACACATACCCCAACCGCCACCGCCTGAAGACTACACGATCAATCGTCCCAATCGCCTACGATGTCACTCATATCAATAGCTTCCGCTTGGGGAGCGGTGCTAGTCTTCTTGCTAACAACCTTCTTGGGTTCTTCAATAACTTCCTCAACTTCCTCAGCCTTTGGCTTGGCTTTCGCCTTGGTTTCCGGCTTAGGTTCAACATTGCCAAACAACGAAGGAGGTGGCTCAGGAATGACCTTATCCATCTGCGATACATTGAGCTTCAGATACCGCTGAGTCTCAGGAGCGTCTCGCAACTCCAACGCGATATCCAACTCGGCATCGTCCAACGGACGCACAGGTTTGAACACCAGCTTAGGCGTAGAGCTATCCTTGTCGAATCGCATCTCGGTCACGATACCAATCGCCTTCTCGCCGTGAGCTTTGAGGTGACGGGCATACGCCTGAAGAGGCATCTTGCCGCCATGCTCTGATATATCACCAAAAATACTTGTTGGCGGAAGAGTGAGTTGGTAGACCTCACGTTTCTCAATTGCACCTTCAAAAATAATAGCAATGCGCTGTTGGGGCTTACATGCTTTGCTATCACCCTGACCCGAACCCTTGATTGCTTGGCGGCAATCCATACAACGAGCAGACTGCTTTTGATCATCCGGCACTGACTGATCGGGGACTTGCGAATCTGAAGACCAGCAAGTGGGTTTCACCGGCTTGCCTTTGACATACGCTTCGGCAAAGTACATCTTGGAGATGGGGGCGGCATTAATAATGACTACGTTAACAGCACGCTCCTCATTGACTCGGACCTCCTTGCCGTTGATGACTTCACGGAAGAAATTACCTTCAAGACTAATGCGGCGGTTGACATTGCCAGCATTTACGTTGTCAGTGATAGCATCCGCGATATCAGCGAGACGGGCAGAAGAGCGGCGGTTTCCGAATAGGGATAGTTCGTTCATGGTTACCTCAAAGGTTTTGGTCAACGTCAACGGCATCAAATTCGTTACTTGTGCCGAGTAAATCAAAGTCAAATTCAAGCTGTTCCATCTTGGGTTCAGGCTCGGGCGGGGGCGGCAAGGGGGCGGGTTCCGATACTGACTTCTGTGGTTTGAAGTGGTTGATGATCGCGTCCTTGTCGAATCGGTAAGTATTGCCGATCTTAACGTACGTGTCACCCGGAATAAGTCCTGTCCGAACCCAACTCCTTACCGTCGTGACCGACACGGTGAGCGTCCGTGCTAGATCTTCGATTGGTACAAATCGCAACGTCATTGTTTGTTTCTCCTAATAGTGATTGAGTACTCGGTCATAGCGTTCAGCCCGGGCGGCAGAAGCTCCGGGTTCTCTTCTAGAAATTGCTTCAAGTTTCCTTGGTGTATCCGCTTCTCCAAAAGCTCGGGGCATTGGTGCTCGACGATGAACTTGCCCATTGACTCCCAGTCATTAGTAAAGTAGGTCTTCTGCGTCGTGCGATAAAACATGCCCTCCGCCGTTTTCACGGACTCGACGTTATGGTCCTTGCAATGTTGCAGGAGAACTCGCTTCACCTTGTCAGCTTGAGACTTGATCTTGTCGTCTGCCTCTCTGAAGTCTGCGGCTAGCTTCTCACGCGCTTCCTTCATCTTGAGGTAGATACGCACTAACTTCTCAGGTGTAAGATCAGTGGGTTGTGTCATTTGCCGCTCCGTGTAGTGTCCGGTGTTCATAGAGTCCGGTAAGATTAGCTTCCAAAATACTCACTGGTACACCGCATAACACAGCAGTTTCGACCGCAGCCGCTAGAAGACCAAAAAGTTCTTCGTTCGGCCCGTAAGCCTCACCGTGTTCGTTATATAAGGATCTTGATACCTCCATAAATCCTTTAAACGCTTGGAATGCTAACTCTCTAGATTCGTCAGAAAGAATAGTTTTTTCAGTGGCTTGCTCGGCAAAGTCTTCGTTGGTGTCTTCGGTTTTTTCGGGGTGCATCATAGCTCCTTGGTAAAAGGGAAGTGTAGTTTAACAGGGTTTGCGTTGCTACGCAAGCAGATCGTCGTATAAATCTATGATCTTTGCGTGAACGTCTATTTTATTATCTAGTAGCTTATAAACGTGACTCTCAACTGCTGCGCCAGCAAGCTGAACAACTGTCGAAGGATGCCTTTGTCCTGCACGATGGACTCGTGCATTAGCTTGGGCGTACGTTTCGAGCGAGGCAGTCGGCCCCCACCATACTACGGTGTTTGCCGCTGTTAGGGTCACCCCATGTGCCGCTGACTGGGGTTGAATAATTAGCACCTTCGGGTCCGGTGTTTCTTGAAACCTGCGGAAGATGTCCGTACGTTTGTTAACAGGCACGTCACCACGAATAACCTCGTTTGAAATATGGTCATTCGTTAATTTTTCAGATACAAGGTCAATCGCATTCTTAAACGGCACGAAGACCAGCACCTTCTGGCTCGCCTCCTCGATGACTTCCTTGAGAACAGCGTATCGGTTTTTGATATCAAACTCGATGACCTCACCGTTGTCGGTGTAAACAGCACCGCATGCTACTTGTAGCAACTTAGACATTGCCACTGCCGCATTGACTGCCGTTATCTGTTCACCACCCGCTTGAACAACCAGCTTGTCTTTAAGTAGCTTGTAGTATTTTTTCTGTTGTGGGGTCAACTCGACCCGCCGCCGTACGTAAGTCATCTCAGGTAAATCAAGGCAATCTTCTTTACTGAACCGGATCGCCGGTTGCAATACACGATGCACAATAGTCGTAGCTTCGGGTCTAGGTATCCACCGGAACTGCGAAATCTTTAGTAGCACCATCTCCTTAAACGAAGACGCGAAGCGCGGCACTGAGTTCGGATTGATTAGTTTAGCCAGACCGTACGCATCTACTGGAGATTGTGCGGCAGGTGTACCAGTCAACATCCACAGCCACGTGCGAGAGCCAACCAAGCGGTTCAAGCACTTCCAGCGTTTAGTCGAAGTGTTCTTGTAGGCGTTGGCTTCATCGACAACAATCAGGTCAAACCCGCCGTTATCGATTTCATACTCGACTGTCTCGACCCCATCGTAGTTGATGATGACGAACTCGGCATCGCCTTTGATGATTGCCTTGCGTTTATCTACGCTACCGTATGCGATATCTACCGTACGGTGCATGGCAAACTTAAACAGGTCTGCTCGCCACGCCGAATCCATAATTGACAAGGGGCAGATCACGAGCACTCGCCGGATTCGGCCTATGCTCAACAAGTAATCAGCAGCCCAGATGACGCTACCCGTCTTGCCCGTACCTTGCTCGTTCAGGCATAGAGCTTTTTGGTTCAGCGTAAGGAATGATGCCGTTGTCTTTTGGTGATCAAACGGTTTGTACATCCCGGGCCATTTGTATTGTCCCAAGATGGGACTAGGCACGTTACGGATATTTAGTTGGCGTAAAGCCCGGGCTTCGTCCAGCCCCCAGTTAACTAACACTTGATTGTTCCCTATGTCCTTGCTCTTCGGTATCTGGCTCGTGACCTTCGTTGGGTCACGTAGCTGTAGTAATAAGTCTTTGTTGTTGACGATCTGCATTACTTACCGTTTCGGCTACGATTTTTGTGCGGAGTAGTGAGTCGCAGATTACTTTTGTCGTTGCTCCCGCCTTTACTTAACAAAACTTTGTGGTCTATGTCCTTACCTTTTCGTTCGATCCCCTCGGCGTCGTACATCCGACGTGCCTTCTGGCGTTCCATCCGCAGGGGGTGCTCGCCCCGCTCCTTCTGTTGCGCGTACTCTTTCTTGTACGGACGTGGCTTATTAACGTAAGGCATTACTAACTCCTTCCATTGTGGGGACAAGATAAAACTACGCAGTGGTTACGACACAGCCCGCTCGGCCTTGCGTTCCATACATTGTTGGCGTAGGACGCCGCCATGCGCTTGCGATCTGCAATCCATTTACTCCAGCGAACATCCTGCTGGTCTATGTGGTAGTTATCTTTAAGGAAAGCGTTAGCCACTACAAATAACAAACCACCCTTAACCTTTTTAATCTCGGGGAAGTGCTTGAAGATAGCCAGTGCCATTAGTTCAAGCTGACCCTTGTCGGCGTACTTTGTTGACTTGCCGGTCTTGTAGTCCACCACCCTTGCTTCTGCATTTTCACGGTCAAGAATGATCAAGTCGGCAATACCCCGCCACCATACGTTCTCGTCTTTGAACCCGCAAGGTTGCAAGTCTTCGGTCAAGCCCATCTCATACTCGCACAGCTTTTCTCCCGGCATCCGGTTGAAGTTGTCTAGTACTGACTTCGCATAGTTAAAGTGTGGGGGTAGGGGTGTGCCGTCCCTGATGTAAAGTTCAGCCGCTTCATGAAACTGCGACCCGTATAGGGTCGCTTCCGTGGCTGATTCTTCGTAGTCCTTTACTACCTTCAGGTGGTAAAACTTTCTAGGGCACTGTTCATATGCCTTAATACTACTAAAGGACCACGGGGGTAGCTTCACTCAACAATCTCCGTATCTACGGGAAAACCCCGCCTCACAGTTTAGCGGCAAACCTTCTGCCCACTTGGGAGTCCACCGCATACACTCTATGACGTACGCCATAGCTTCTTGTGCCTCTGCCTCGGGTGCTACACATGCGATGGCATCATGAACTGTCATGACAACACGATACCTCTTAGCAATCCGCAACATTTGCTCTCCGATTATACACCTTGCGACCGCTTGGCACACGTTCTCAATGACCTTGCCGCCGTAGATATATGTGAACCCCTTGCGAGTGCGGTACATAAAGGACGGCCCCTTCTCTCCCGGCTCGACCTTTAGCTCGTCGTATCGCATGAGTAACCCGGAAGGTAACTTGATGGATGTATTAAATACTCTGAGCACACCCTCTCGACCTAGCTGAGTCTCCTCACCATTGACCATGCCCTTGAGTGTTGCCTGAGCTTGTTGCCATAGGGCTACGATCTTGTTGTTAGTGGCGCGATACACGTTGATGATGTGCCGTGCCATGTCCAGATCCATATCAATCCCGGTAGTCTTCAGTGCAGCTTTGAATTTAGCCGCACCCATACCGTACCCTGCGCCGAGGATTGTGGTCTTGCCAATGAACCGCTCCTCCTTGGTAATCAGGGTTATAGGCTTCCCATATATAAAAGAGGCCATGATTTTGTACACGTCCTCGCCATTAGTAAAAGCAGTTAACAGGTCACCCTGACCAGATAACCACGCCAACGTCCTTGCCTCAATCTGCGAAGAGTCGGAGTCGATTATCACGTACCCTTCAGGCGCAAGAATCCCTCGCTTGATCTTGCCACCATGCTCGCCCCGGCTTGGCAGATTCTGCATGTTGATCTTGTCGTCCCCACCCCACCGACCAGTATGTGCGGCGTAGTACCGTAGCGGAATCGGCAATGCCCCTCGACTGCTGATATCTAGGAACCGCTCGGTTCTTGTTTCTTCCAACGTAGACTTAGTGCCTAGTCGTGCCGCAACAAGAGCTTGCACTCGCACGTCCGGGTGCTCCGCTAATGCCTTGAACTCCTCGTCGTTCTTAGCTAGCGCAAGCGTCTCTTTGCCTGTGGTTGGGCTTATCTTAGTAGGAGGAATAACATCAAACTCTTTAAGCAGCGCAGCGAATTTTGGATTAGATAATAGCTCGGCTTTCTCCGCCCCAGTGTTATCTAGTAGCTCTTGCTTTGCTAGTTGGATATCCCGTAGGTGGTCACGCATCAAGTCCTCGTCCACTTCCAGAACGGGGTCAATGAACATCCGCAACGTCAGATCAATCAGGCGCAACTCATCCCGTGGAAAGGACGGAGCCATCAGACCAAACAGGTTGTAAGTTATATCTACGTCATTGAGGCAGTAATCCCCGTAGCGTGACAACTCCTCATCGCTAAAGTCCAGACGCCGTTTGCCCTTGGCATGGATAACTTCTTCGCCCTTAGCACCCACCTTGTACCGCTCGGCTAGTGCTTTTAACGAAGCACCTACCTCGACCCCGTGGATAGCGCGTCCCATGCACAGGGTGTCTGCCCATATCTTCGCATCTATACCGAAATGCCACTTGAGAATGGCACCATCAAACATTGTGTTATGGGCAAGCACCATTGATTCGGCAAACGGAAACTGTTTGAGCCACTGACCCAACTCTTTCCTCGGCCCACTGGCCCACTGCGTAGGCTCGTTGTCTACCTTTACACCTACTCCAATAACCTCAAACTGAGAACTACGAACGTACTCCTCCGTAGTTATCTTGGATAAGCTGAAGTCCTGATCGTAGAACGTCTCAAAATCAACCGTGATCAATTTCACCTTGTACCTCTTTTAATTTGGCGGCGTAGTGTAGTGCCTTCTCGGCATCGTCAGTCGATCCGGCCTTGCGTCCCTGACGCATTGAGTACTTAATGATGTTGCCTTTGAGGAACCCTACGAATTCCTCGTAAGTTAATATTGCTTGCATCGCATCCCACGGTGGGAACTCCATCTCTTTATAGTGATTACCACCAACATGAATATCATCTGCCGTCATTCTTTTGGCCCTTTAAACATAGCCGCACTAAACGCATCCAGTAGTTTTACTTTGGTAGCTTCTCGCTCTTCCTCGGGGTAGTCTTTGACCGCGTTATCTAAGACTTCCAACATGTATTCAATCATTTGTTGCGGGGTAATAATCTCGCTCACTCTTCCCCCTTGAGTTTAGCTATTTGTTTTTTCAGCAGGTGGTTTTGTTGCATGACATCCTG